GGAGGCCGAGCTGCGCCGGCTGCGCGACCGCCTGCCCGCGCTCACCACCGCCGCGGAGTGGGCCGCTTTGCGGGACGAGGCCGGGGCGGTCGGGGAGGCGCTGGTGGAGGCCCGGCGGGTGGAGGCCGGGGCGGCGCAGTTCCTCGCCGACGCGCTGGCGGCGCTGGAGAAGTACCGAACGCCCCCGCCCAAGGTCACGCGCCGGCCGCGGCGGCGGCTGAAGCGGCCGGGGGGCGGCGGTGGCTGACCGGGCGTCCGACCTGGCCCTCGTGCGCTACGCCCGGGCCAGCGCCGGCACCGGCGTGGTGGACGGCCGGGTGGTGGAGAAGGCGGTGCGGTGCAGCGGCTGCGGGCAGCGGCTGGCCAACTACGCCGCCCGGCCCTACGAGTTCTACTGCCGGAAGTGCAAGGTCGCGCTCAAGAGCGGCCCGTGATTGACACCCCGACTCCCGGCGGCGTAGAGTAAGCCCACTCCGGTCGCGGTCTGTCGTCGTCGCTGCCGCTCGGTGCCCCTCGTGGCCTAGGCCATAGAGGGGCATCTGCGTTGTCCGAGCCACTCGCCCAGGCGGCCCAGGAATACTCCCTCCCCCTGCCGATCCTCGACCTGAAGGAGGCGCCCGCCGGCGACGGCACCGCGCCCGCCTACGAGGTGGAGGGCTACCTCGCGGCCTTCAACAACCGCGACCTCGGGGGCGACGTCGTCCTGCCGGGCGCGTTCGACGCCAGCCTGGCCGCCGGGCACAAGGTGCGGTTCCTGCGGCAGCACGACCACAGCAAGGTGCTGGGCACGGTCCTCGCCCTGAAGGCGGACGCCCACGGGCTGCACGGCCGCTTCAAGATCTCCCGCACGCCGCTGGGCGAGGAGACCTACCAGCTGCTCAAGGACGGGGCGCTGGACTCCTTCAGCATCGGCTACCTGCCGGACGAGGCGGAGCACAAGGACGGCGGCGTCCGGGAGCTCAAGCAGGTCACCCTCTTGGAGGCGTCGGTCGTCTCCCTGCCGATGAACCCCCGCGCCCTGGTGACCGCCGTCAAGGCGCACCCCAACGGCGCCGCCGACGTGCCCTTCGACGCGCTCTGGCAGCAGCTGCGCGACGCGTTCGTGTCCCTCACCGCCGGCGTCGCGGAGGCGAAAGCCCTGCGGGCCCGGCGCCAGGCCGGCGGGCGGGAGCTCACCGGCCGGCACCTGGAGCAGTTGTCCCGCACCCTGGAGGCCGCGGAAGCCACCCTCACGGAGCTGCGGTCCTTGGCGCAGGCGCCCCCCGCGGGGCCCCCGCAGGCGAAAGCCGCGGGGGCCGACGGCGTGCGCCTGCGCCTCGAGCTGGCCCGGCGCCGCCTCCAGCGCGCCGGCGTCCTGGAGCGACCCGCATGAGCATGACCCCCGCGGAAGCCCGCGCCGAGCTGAAGTCCCTCTACACCCAGGCCGACGAGATCGAGCAGAAGTACCCCGAGGGCGACATCACCAACGGGGAGGACAAGGCCGAGGTCGTCCGCCTGCTCGGCGAGATCGACGGCCTCGAGAAGCGGCTGAACGCCCTGGAAGAGGGCGAGAAGCGCCGCTACCGCATTCAGCAGGGCAAAGACCTCTACAGCCGCCCGGCGACGCGCCCCGACCGGGGCGCCCCCGGGTCCGACTGGAACGGCGGCGGCGGCGGCGTCCTGCTGCCGGGCGACCAGTTCATCCAGTCCGAGGCGTACCGGCAGCACAAGGAGCACGGGCTCTTCAACAACCAGCAGGCCCGCATCGAGTTCACCGTCCCCCTGGTGGAGGGCAGCGACCTCTTCGGCTGGAGCAAGCGGGCCCGGGCGGGCGAGACGAAGGCCCTGGTGTACTCCGGCAGCGCCGTGGGCGGCGCCCTGGTGGCGAACTACGTCCGCCCGGAGGTCGTGGGCATCAACCAGCGCCCGCTGGTGGTGACCGACCTGCTGCCCCACATCCAGACCGGCAGCGACACGGTCGAGTACATCACGGAGACGGTGTGGACGAACAACGCCGCCCCCGTGGCGGAGGCGACGGCCACCACCGGGGCGAGCGGCCTCAAGCCCGAGAGCGTGCTCAACTTCGCCACCAACACGGCGCTGGTGCGCACCATCGCGCACTGGGTGCCGGCCACCAACCGCATGCTGGCGGATGCCCCCCAGGTGCGGGGCTACATCAACACCCGGTTGCTCGGCGGGCTCGACCAGAAGCTGGAAGACCAGATCATCAACGGGGACGGCACGGGCGAGAACCTGCTCGGCATCCTGGCGACGCCGGGCATCCAGACCACGGCCGCCGGCGCCTCGGTGCTGGACGCCATCTGGACGGCGCGCACCCTGATCCGCACCAACGCGCTCGCCATGCCCAACGCGGTGCTCGTGAACCCCACCAACTTCTCGGCGATCCGGCTGGCCCGGGAGAACACCGCCAGCGCGACGCTGGGTAACTACCTGATGGGCCCGCCCTCGACCGTGGGCGAGGTCACCGTCTGGGGCCTGCGGGTGGTGGAGAGCCTCTACGTCCCGGCCGGCACCATCGTCGTCGGCGACTTCGACAGCGCGTCCACCCTCTACGACCGCGAGCAGGGGCACGTCCGCGTGGGCTACATCGACCAGCAGTTCGTGCGGAACATGCAGACCATCCTGGCCGAACTCCGCGCGGCCTTCGTCACCTACCGCCCGGCCGCCTACTGCCGGGTCACCGGGGCGCCGTAGCCCCCGATGGCCCCACCGGCCGCTCCCGCGGACGGGCCGCCGCCGGGGATTGCCCCCGCCGGCGGCGCGCCCGTGTCCTGCCCCGCAGCGCGCCTCGAGACCAAAGTGATGACCCGCGAGATGACCGAGACCACCCCGCCCGCCGCGCCGACCCGCGTCCGCCCGCTGCCCGAAGCGGCCCCGGAGGCGGCCGACCCGGCCACCGGGACGCCCCCGGTGGAGCTGCCCCCGGAGCTCCTGGACCACGACGAACCCGAGGAGGACGACGCGGACGACGACGACGCGGCGGACGCCCAGCCGGAGGCGGCCCCGAAGCCCTAGATGGCGTACGCCCTCGTGGAGGAGCTGCGCCAGGTGCTGGATCTCCCGCCGGAGGACACGTCCACCGACGTCGACCTCCAGCGGGCGCTCGACGCCGGCGCCACCTGGATCGACTGGTTCACCGGGCGCACCTTCGGCGCCGCCGGCACGACCGCCACTCCGGTGGCCCGCATCTACGAGGCCGCCGCCGAGGACTCGGTGCCCCTGGTCGACCTGCAGTCCGCCACCCCGGTGGTAGAGCTCGACAGCGCCGCCGACCGCACCTTCGCCACCACGCTCACCCCCGACCAGTACCAGCTGCTGCCCCTCGGGGGCCCGCCCTTCTCGGAGCTCCAGGCGTGGGCCACGCCGCCGGCGGGCACCGACCCGGTGTGCTTCCTGCCCGGCCAGCTGGTGCGGGTGACGGGGGTCTGGGGCTACACCGACGCCCGGGGGCGCACGCCGGCGGCGGTGAGCGAGGCGAACCTCCTGCTGGGCGCCCGCTACTACAAGCGGCGGGAGGTGCCCTTCGGCGTGCTCCAGGCGCCCGAGCTGGGGGCCTTCCAGACGCTGCCCCGGCAGGACGCCGACGTCTACCAGCTCCTCTTCCCCCTCTGCCGCCCGGGCTCCCCCGGAGCGGCCCTGCTGGCGACGCAGGTGCCCGCCACCGGGGAGCCCGCCGGCGCCGCCGCCTGGGTGCTGGTCTGATGCCCGTGACCCTGCGCCTCGAGGGGGCCGACCGGCTGACCCGGGCGCTGGCCCGCGCCCCCGAGACGGTGACCAGCGAGCAGGCCCGGGCCATGACCGCGTCCCTGCTGCTGGTGGAGGGCGACGCCCGGCGGAACGTGCGCCAGGACACCCGCCAGCTCGCCAACAGCATCACCCACCGCCAGACCCAGCGGGGCCCGACCCTGGTGGGCGCCGTCGGGCCCAGCGCCCGCTACGGGCTCTACGTCGAGCGGGGCAGCCGGCCCCACTCCCCGCCGGTGGCCGCCCTGGTCGGGTGGGCCCGGCGCCACGGGGTCTCGCCCTACGCCGTGCAGCGGGCCATCGGCCGGCGGGGCACCCGCGCGCGGCCGTTCATGGCCCCGGCCTTCGCCAAGAACGCCGCCCGGATCGTCGCCCTCTTCGCCCGGGCGGGGGCCCGGGTCACCGCCACGGTGGCCGTGCAGAGCGGGGGCCGGGCGTGACCTCGGTCCAGGAGCTGGCCAAGGGCCTGGCGAAGCGCGGGGAGACGATCCCCGGGCTGCGCTGCTACCCGGTGATGCACCCCAAGCCGGAGCCCCCCTGCCTGTGCGTGGCGGGGCCCATCCGGTGGACGTACGACGAGACGATGGAGGGGTACTGGCGCCCGGTCTTCGAGTGCTGGCTGTTCGTCAACCCCGCCGACCTGTTCCGCGCCCAGGAGACCCTGCACGCCTACATCGCCCCGACGGGCCAAAAGAGCCTTCCCGCCGCCATCTACGGCGACCCCACCCTTGGCGGCCTCACGGCCGAGACCCGGGTGCTGGGCGGGTCGCGGCCTCCCGGTGAGGTCGAGACCGCCGGCGGGCGTCTGCTCGGCTGCGCCCTCGAGGTGGAAGTGCTGGCCATGTGACCATGAGCGAGCGACCCCTCCTGTCCGTGATCGTCCCCACCGTGGGGCGCCCGTCCCTGGAGCGCACCCTGCGCTCCCTCCTCGAGCAGCGCTGCTGGCTGCGCTGGGAGGCCGTCCTCGTCGGCGACGCCCACGCCGGCACCTGGAGCCACCAGCTCCCCCGCGCGCGGGAGCTCGCCCGCCAGCACGAGCGGTTCGTCTACACCGAGCACGACGGCGGCGTCCACGCCTGGGGCCACCCCCAGCGGAACTACGGCGCCACCGTGGCGAAGGGCCGCTACCTCTGGTGGCTGGGGGACGACGACATCGCCCTGCCGGGCGCCTTCCACGCCATCCAGGAGGCCATCCTGCGCCGCAACCCGGAGCCGGAGACCGACCCCCGGGTGTACCTGTTCCGCTGGATCGCGCCGTGGAAGCAGGTGCTGTGGCACACGGCGGGCTACCTGGGCGAGGAGCCCGGGCACATCGACGCCGAGATGATCGTCTGCCCCAACGTGCCGGCGAAGCTGGGCACCTGGACGAACCGCTACCAGGGCGACTACGACTTCATCTGCGAGACGGCGCACCGCTGGGGCGGCCCGGAGCGCGTCGTCTGGCAGCCGGAGGTGATCGCCCAGGCGCAGCCCAGCGAGGCGGAGGACTGGACGCGCCCGGTGGGCGAGGCGCCTCCGGTGTACGCCCGGGTCGTGGTGCAGACGACGCTGGTGCCCCGCGTCTTGGGCGCCGTGGGGGTGCCGGCGTGAACCCCCACCCGTACCGGATCAATTTGGGCGCGGGGCAGTACCGGCTCAACGACTGGTGGAACGTCGACGCCGACCCGACCACGCCGGCGGACGCCCACTACCGCTTCCCGCCCATCGACGCCTCGGACGAGAGCGTGGACGAGATCTACGCCGGGCACGTCCTGGAGCACTTCGAGCCGGACGAGGCGGCGCGGTTCCTGGCGGAGTGCCGCCGGGTGCTCGTCCCCGGGGGCCGGCTGGGCGTGGTGGTGCCCAACGTGCGCAAGGTGCTGGCCCACTACGTGGCCGGCGACCACACCGAGGTGGAGGTGCCCGCCGGGGTCTACTGGAACCTGGACAGTTTGGAGGCGGTCAACGCCGTCTTCCTCTACAGCACCATCCAGGAGAGCCGGCACCGCTGGGGCTACGACGCCCACACCCTGTGCAAGACCCTGGAGCGGGCCGGCTTCCATGTGGAAGACGCCATCCGCCCCGATGACCCGAGGCTGTCCGTGCCCAGCTGGTGGGACCTTGGCTACCACTGCATCAAGCGGGAGCGCCGGACGTGAGGCTGCTGGTGTGTCACCCCGGCGCGACCTGGGCGACCCACGACGTCCACACCGGGCTGTGCGCGGGGCTGCGGGCCGCCGGGCACGACGTCGTCGAGTACGCCCTGGGCGGGCGCCTGCGGGCGTCCCGGGTGTACCTGGAGTGGCTCTGGCGGCAGCAGGCCCGGCACGGGGGGCCGCTGAAGGACGTGCGCCCCACGCCGGCCGACGCGCAGTACCACGCCAGCCAGGAGGCGGTCACCCGGGCCCTGCGCCACGACGTGGACTGGGCGCTGGTCGTCTGCGCCGCCTACTTCCACCCGGACGCCGCCGAGCTGCTGCGCCGGGCGGGCGTCCCGGCGGCGGTCGTCTTCACCGAGAGCCCCTACGACGACCCGGAGCAGGCGGCGGTGGCGCCCCGCTACGCCGTCTGCTTCACCAACGAGCGCGCCAGCGTCGGCCGCCTGCGGGCGGCGAACCCCACCACCCACTACCTGCCGGCGGCCTACGACCCGGCGGCGCACGGCCCCCACCTGAACGGCAGCGCCCCGGCCCACGACGTCGTCTTCGTGGGCACCGGCTTCGGCAGCCGGGCGGCCCTGCTCTCCGCGGTGGACTGGACCGGCATCGACCTGGGCCTCTACGGCGCCTGGGAGGACCTGCCGGCGGGCCACCCGCTGACCCCCTTCGTCCGCCAGGGGCTGGTCGACAACGCCCGCGCGGGCCAGCTCTACCGGCACGCCCGCATCGGGCTGAACCTGTACCGGTCGGCCGGGGACGTCCCGGCGGAGAGCCTGAACCCCCGGGCCTACGAGCTGGCCGCCGACGGGGTGTTCACCCTCACCGAGCCCCGGGCGGAGGTGGCGGAGCGGTTCGGCGACCGGGTGGCCACCTTCGCCGGCGCCGCCGACCTGGGGGCGCGGGTCCGCCGCCTCCTCGAGCACCCGGACGACCTGGCCCGCGCGGGCCGGGCGCTGCCCGCCGCCGTGGCGGACGCCACCTACACCCACCGGGCGGAGCGCCTGGTGGCGCACTTGCGCTGAAGGAGCAGACCAGTGGGCATGTACCACGCGCGGGACGCGGCCATCTACATCAGCACCAGCGCCAGCGGGACGGCGTCGAACCTGCTGACCATGACCGCCTGGACGATGGACCGCTCCACCGCCCGGGTGGACGTGACCAACTTCGACAGCACGAACCAGGAGGAGATGCAGGGTTGGCCCGCCCTCCGGGGGACGTTCGAGGGCTTCTGGAACAGCGACGAGACCAAGCTGTTCGCCGCCTCGAACTCCCCGGACGGGGTCAAGATGTACCTCTACCCGAGCAAGCGCATCCCCAGCAAGTACGTCGCCTGCACCGCCTGGCTGGACGCCTCGATGGAGGCCCGGACGGACGGGGTGGCCCGGGTGCGGGGCACCTACTCCGCCTTCGGCTCCGGCTCGGTGGTCAACCTGTAGGGGCTAGGGGGTGCCGGCCGCGCCGCCCCGCTGCTCCAGGTGCTGCAGGCTGGTCCGGATCTCCTTGAGGAGGGCCACCTGCTCCGACTGCTTCCAGTACCACGTCCAGAACTCCCGCAGGATGAAGAACACGACCAGGGCGACGAACGAGAGGGCGGCGATCCACGCGAGGGCCTGCAAACCATCAATATGCATGGCTCGAACGTACCCGCCCCCGGCGGCCGTTGGGGGCGCCCGTACGCGCCCCGTGCGGGGCCGTACGGGACTGTTCGGCGCGCCCAGAGGAGGGGGCACCCGGTGACCACGAACGGGGCCGTTACGGCCCAGAAGCGCGCCCGCTTCGCCAGCGGGGCGGCCGTCAAGCTGCCGCTGTCCGACGGGGACTGGGTGCTGGTGCGCGAGGAGCTGTCCTACGGGCAGCAGCGGCGCCTCGCCGCCGCGGGGCTGACCGGGATCGACCAGGCCGCGGCCGCGGGCGAGCGCCTCAAGGTCGACCTGGCCGCCTACGACCTGGAGCGCCTGGCGCTGTGGGTCCTGGACTGGAGCCTGCGGGACGCCGACGGCGACCCCGTGGTGGTCTCCCGGGAGGCCATCGAGAACCTGGCCCAGGAGACCGCCGCGGAGCTCAACGCGGCCCTGGACGCCCACATCGAGGCGCAGGAGGGAAAAGCGGCCCCGGCACCGGCTGGTGGGACCAGACCCGCAGCGACCTCGCCGTCTGCAAGGCGTTCGGCTGGAGCTGGGACGCCCTGATGGCCACCCCCGGCGCGGTGGTGCGGGCCGCCGTCGCCCTGCTGAACGACCAGGCCGAGGCCGCCGACGCGGCCGCGCGGGGACGGGGCTGACGTGCCCACGGCCGGGGAGCTCACCATCGTGCTTGAGGCCCAAGACCGGGCCTCAGCGCAGCTGCAGCAGGTGGGCGCCCAGGTGGCGCGCCTCGAGCGGCAGGTGGAGGGCGTCCAGCGCAGCACCCGCGGCGGCGGGCTGCTGGGCGCCCTGACCGGGGGCCTCGGCGTGGGCGCCGGGCTGCAGGCGGTCAACCAGGCCATGGGGGCCATGGGGGGCGCCGTCCGCTTCATCACCGAGAGCGTCTTCGACCTCAACAGCAGCCTGGAGCGCACGGTGACCACCTTCGAGCAGGTGACCGGCTCGGCGGCGGCCGCCCGGGACGTGGTCACCGCCCTGCGGGCCGAGGCGGCCCGCAGCCCCTTCACCGAGCAGGAGACGTTCCGGGCCGGCACCGCCCTCATCTCCGTGGCCGAGCGGTCGACCGAGTCGGTGGTCAAGCTCGTCCGGGCGGCCGAGGTGCTGGCCACCATGGACCCGGCCCAGGGGTTGGAGGGGGCCGCCTTCGGCCTGCGGGAGGCCCTCGGGGGCAACCTCGAGAGCCTGGCCCAGCGGTTCGAGCTCTCCACCGCGTCCATCCGGCGCCTCATCGCCCAGGGGCTGACCCCCCTGCAGGCCATCCTGGCCGAACTGCGGGTGCGGGGCTTCGGGGAGGAGTCCATCGAGCGCTTCGGCCGGACCCTGGAGGGCCGCCTGTCGACCCTCCAGAGCTTCGGGAACGAGCTCCGGCAGCGCCTCGGCGCGGGCCTGTTCGCGTCGGTCAGCGACGGCCTGGGGCGGCTGGTGCGCCTGATCGAGGTCTACGGGGACCGCGTGCGCGACTGGGCGGAGGCGGTGGGCGCGGTCATCGGCGGCCTGTTCCAGCGCCTCGCGGCCCGGTTCCTGGAGCCGGTGCTGGGCCTGCTCGACCGGCTGGCCCCCGGCTTCCGGGAGGTCTTCCAGGCCGTCACCGCCGAGGCCGCCCCGGCGGTCGCGCAGCTGGAGCAGGCGGGGCAGGCGACGGAGACGCTCGAGGTCCGCCTGGGGCGCCTCGGGGTCGCCGCCGCCGAGGTGCAGTTCGAGGCCGACCGGGTGCGCGGGCGGTACGAGGACCAGCTCGAGCCCCTCCAGCGCCAGCTGCGCCTGCTCCAGCAGTCCGCCGACCTCCAGCGGGTGCAGAACGCCCTGGCCACCAACCGGGCCACCGTGGAGGGCCTGCGCCTGGAGCGGGAGGTCGCCGCCCTGCAGCGGGCCGCCCGGGGGCAGGAGGACCCGAACGCCCCCGGGCTGACCGCCCGGCAGCGGGCCATCGCGCTCGCCCTCCAGGAGCGCCGGCTGCGCCAGGAGGAGCTCGGGCTGACCGAGCAGCAGCGCCCGGCGGTGCAGTCCCTGGAGCAGCAGATCGCCGCCCTCCGGGAGCAGCAGCGCCAGGCCCTGGCCCCGCTGGAGCGCCAGCTCGCCATCCGCAAGGAGGAGATCGACTGGCTCCAGCTGCAGCGGGACAAGCAGAAGCAGACCACCGACGAGCTGGCCGCGGGCGTCGGCCGGGCCAACGAGGAGTGGAAGAAGCTCAAGAACGACCCGGAGACGCTCCAGAACGCCCGCCAGCGCGGCCAGGAGCTCGCCGACGAGTGGGTGAAGGGCTACGAGGACTGGGTGAAGGCGCACGGGGGGAGCGTCTGGGGCGCGCTCTGGACGACCTTCAAGCAGTGGTACGACGGCGGCGGCAAGGCGCAGCTCCAGCAGATCTCCAACGACATCGGCACCGACGTCGCCACCGCCGTCGCCGACACGCTGGAGGCGACCCTGACCGCCCGGCTCCGCGCCTTCTTCAAGAACGGCGACCTGACGAGCTTCCTGGGCGGGTTCCTGCCGGGCGTGTCCCCCGCCGGCAGCGCCCTGCCCCGGGTGGCCGGCGACGCGCAGGCCGTCGGCACCGCCGGGCTGACCATCGACTTCGGCCCCGGGGCCATCACCATCGGCGGCGTGAACGACCCCGGCGTCGGGGAGCGGCTCAAGGCCGCCCTGACCGCCTTCCTGACCCAGTTCGTCCTCACCGGCATGGGCACCGACCCGGGCGCCGCCCCCAGCCTGCAGGGCGCCGGGAGGGCCCCCTAGATGCCCCGCGCCACCTTCGCCGGCGTCACCTTCGACCTGCTCCTCAGCGGCCTCGACGACCGCCACGAGGGCAACACCAGCGTGCGCGAGGTGCCCGGGGGCGACCACCACTACGTCGACCTGGGCGGGCCCCTGCTGCAGCGCCGCGCCGTCCAGATCAAGGTGGACAGCGAGGCGGACTACCTGACCCTGGCCGCCCTCCCCGGCACCGCCGGCGCCGCCGGGACGCTCACCCACCCCGCCGAGGGGGCGCCGCGGGCGGTCGTGTTGCTGTCCGTCGGCCGAACCTGGCGCAAGGGCACCGGCCCCCAGCTCTGCCGCACCGAGTGGGTCTATACGGAGCCCCCGGCGTGACCGCCACCGTCCGCACCACCACCCTGGGGGTCTACGTCCACGACGGGACGGACTGGCAGTACGACGCCAGCGCCTACGCCGCCGTCTGCTCGTTCGGCTTCGACCAGCGGGTGGCCGAGGCCACCGTGCGGCGCACCGGCGGGGGCGCGGTGGCCGTCAACTACTGGAGCCGGATCGAGATCCGCATGGGCTGCACCCCGGGCGCGGGGGAGGCCGTGCGCTTCAACGGCTACGTCGTCCCGGTGGACAACCAGCTCTTCCCCGTCGAGGCCACGCTGGTCTGCAAGGGGAACCTCTACCGCGCGCAGTGGGTGCGCAACCAGCAGCCCGACGGCACCGACCTGGCCGGCCCCGCCGGGACGAGCGACCAGGCCCAGGTGATGGCCGTCCTGGACTACTGCGGGGTGCCGTACACCGCCGCCAACATCGGGGGCACCGGCAAGGCCCTGGGCTCGGTCTACAACGGCGACCCGGCCGACGTCTTCACCGCCGGCCCGTGGTGGTGGGCGGAGGGGGAGCCGGGCCTGGCCTGCATCGAGCGGGTGGACGAGGTCAGCGTGCCCGACGCCGCCACGGGGCGCTACCGCACCTTCGAGACGCTCGGGGGCGACGTCTTCCGCATCCCGCTGGCCACGGCGCCCAAGACGACGCCGGACTTCGCCTTCACCGAGGGGGTCGACGTGCTGGAGGCCCGCATCACCCGCGACCCCGCCGGGGCGGCCAACAAGGTGACGGTGAACGGGGCGCCGCTGCCCATCGGGAGCCTCCCCGGCGTGATCGGCACGGAGACGTTCACCGCCGGGACGTCGGCCGCCCCCTACCTGCCCCCCGGGCTGCCCGACGGGCCCGACGGCTGGCCGGCGGTGGGGATGGCGTTCTCGTCACCCCTGATCGAGAAGTCCGAGGTCGCCGACCCCGGCGACGTGGTGGCCTGCGAGGCGGTCGCCCAGTTCCTCCTCGCCGAGTACAACTGCGTGCTGGACACCCTGGAGTTCTCGACCCCGCGGGACGACCTGCTGGGGCCGGGGCAGACCATCCACCTGCACAGCCCCCGGCTGGGGATCACCGCCCCCGACCAGCACTACTGGCTGCAGCGCCTGGAGGTCACCCTGGACGAGCGGGGCGCGTTCACCCAGCGGCTGACCTGCGTGCGGCGGAGCTGAGGATGGCCGACGGCGTCGGGACGGAGCAGCTCGCGCCCCTGGCCCGCATGTGGCGCAGCGTCTACACGAAGGCCGCCGAGGTGGCGGAGGCCCGCACCCAGGAGCTGCTCAAGTACCACGTCTACGTCTACCCCCACGGCGAGGGCGGTGGGGGCGGGGGGGCGGGGCTGGTCGAGCTGGGCCGGGCCGTGGCCACCGCCGGGCAGAGCGACCTGCGGGTGCCGGCCAGCGGCGCCCTGCCCACGGGGTACAGCGGGCTGACCGTGGTCGCCACCGGGCGCAACAACAGCGCCACCGTGACCCAGAACACGGACGTCTACCTCTTCTTCAACGACGACGTCGACTACAGCACCTACAACTACCGCTACCTGGAGGGCACGGCCACCGGGACGGTGGTGACCGGCAACAGCCCCGGGTCGGCCGCCCTCAACCTCGGCCTGGCCCCCGCCCTGAACGCGGCGGAGCCCCAGACGGTCTGGAGCCTGAGCGGGGCCCTGCCCCTGCACGAGGGCACGGCCCTGCCCAAGGCCGGGCAGTTCCTCTCCGCGGGCCTGCGCCAGGCGGCCCAGGGCCCGTTCGTCCGCACCACCATGGGGGTGTACGCGCCCAGCCCGGCGGTGCCGATCACCAGCGTCCACCTGCGCTGCCTGTCCCCCGGCTGGCGCGCCGGCGCCGTCTTCGTCGTCTACGGCCACGGCCCGGCCACCGGCGGCGGGGGCGGCGCCGGGGCCGACGTGGTCATCACCACCGACGCCTCGCTCACCGCCGCCGAGTCCCCCGCCAACACCTTCGCCCTCGCCGCCCGGCTGTCCCCCGACGCCGGGAACGCCCTGGCCCTCCGCGCCAACGGGCTCTACGCCACGGACACCGGCAGCGGCGGCGGGGGCACCGGCAACACCACCATGTACACCCAGACCGGGACGCCCACGGGGGCCACGAACTCCCTGTGGTTCAACCCCAGCGAGAGCGCGTAGCGTGGGTACACTGGAGGCGCCATGAGCGACCTGGCCGGCAGCACCGCCCCGCAGCCCGCCGGGGGCGCCAGCGCCACCGGGCTCACCGCCGGCGCGTCGGCGCCCGCGGCCGCGGCCGGCGCGTCGGCGCCGCGGGCGGCGGGCGGCGGGGGCACCGCGGTCGGGGCGCTGCTGGCCGGGCTCACCGGCGCCGGCGCCGCCGCGGGGAGCACCGGCTGGGAGCCCAACGGCGGGGCGACGGTGCTGGGGCGCCTGCTTTCCGGGGAGGCCCTGCCCGCCCACGGGCACACGGACGCCACCGACGGCGGCGTGCTCGACTACGCCCGGCTGGTGGTCGCGGCCACGGCCCCGCCGGCCCCCACCGCCCCGGCGGACGCCTTCTGGCTCAACCCCACGGAGGCGGCCTAGATGCCCTCCCGCATCCTGCGCCTGTGGAACCCGACCGCGGCCGCCTGGGAGGAGGTGGGCGACAGCCGGCTGAGCACCCACCTGGCCGCCGCCGACCCGCACCCCGGCTACCTGCTGGAGAGCCTGCTCGACGCCAAGGGCGACCTGCTCGCCGCGAGCGGGGACAACGCCCCGGCCCGGCTGGCCGTGGGCGCCACCGGCCAGGTGCTCACCGCGGACAGCGCCCAGCCACTGGGGGTCAAGTGGGCCGACGCCCCCGCCGGGGGCGGGACGGCCGAGGTGACCATCACCACCGACGCGTCGCTGACGGCGGTGGAGAGCCCGGCCAACACCTTCGCCCTGACGGCCCGGCTCTCCCCCGACGCGGGCAACGCGCTGGCCCTGCGGGGCAACGGCCTCTACGCCACCGACACCGCCGGCAGCGGGGGCGGGGGCCTCGACCAGGCCACCGCGGACGCGCTGTACGTCAACGTGCTGGGCGACACCATGACCGGCCCGCTCACCGCCCAGGGCACGGGCGTGGACAGCGGGGGCGCCCTGCGGGTGGTCAGCCCGGCCGTGGTGCCGGCCGACGTCCGCGTCTACGGCGCGGGGAGCGCGACCTACAACCCGGCGGCCGCCGTGGGGGGCAGCGTCGAGTACGGCGTGCGCTTCACCCCGACCAACGGGATGTACCTGGTGGCCGTCCGCTGGTACCGGCCGAACACCAGCATCGTGGCGCCGACGTCGGTGCGCCTGTGGGACAGCACGGCCACCGGCGCCGCCGTCTGGAGCCTGACCACGCCGGCCGCCTGGACGGACACCGTGGTGGGGTGGAAGGAGCACCGGCTGGCCCCCGGGACGGAGCCGGTGCTGGTGGGCGGCCGGCTGTACGCCCTGTCCTACACCGCCTCGGCCTCCACCCAGTTCCGGCACTCGAGCTACACGCCCGTGCCGGACGCCGGGGTGACCTTCACCACCCACGTCAACGGGACGTCCGGGGCCTACCCGACCACCACGGGGGCCAACGCGTTCGGCATCGACCCGGTGACCCGCACGGGGCTGGGCACGAACGCGCCGGCGGCCAGCGGGGCCCTCCGGTTGCCCAACGGCAGCGCCGGCCGGATCGCCTGGCGCAACGTCGGGGACACCGCCGACCTGCCCCTGGCGGTCAACGCCAGCGACGAGCTGACCTTCAACGGGGTCCCCCTCGGCACCGGGGGCGGGGGCGGGCTGGCCACCGACCCACTGGCGGACGCCAAGGGCGACCTGTTCGCCGCCAGCGGCCCGGACGCGGTCGGGCGCCTGGCCCTGGGCACCGACGCCTACGTGCTGACGGCGGACAGCACGCAGGCGCTGGGCGTGCGGTGGGCGCCGGCGCCGGGGTCGGCCGGGGGCCTGCCCACCACGGGCGGCACCATGACCGGGAGCATCCTGGTCGGCACGACCAACACCATCGACCTGGGGGCGACGGCGGCCCGGTGGCGCAAGCTCTGGGCGGTGGACGGGGAGTTCACGAACGCGCCCACGGTGGGGGGCGTGGCCCTGCCGACCGCGGCGGGGGTCGCGGCGACCTACCTGGCCCTCGCCGGGGGCACCCTCACCGGCGACCTCGTGCTCTCCGCGGCCACCCCCGCGGTGTCCCTCAAGCAGGCGGCGGACACCCAGCCCCGGAGCCGGTTGACGGACACCGCGCTCGCCTTCGGCCCGGGGGGCACCACCGCGCCGGACGCCACCCTGCAGCGGACGGGGGCGGGGGCGCTGACCGTGAGCGGCGGCGGCGACGCCGCGGCGGCCGTCAGCGCCGGGACGACCGCGACGACCGCGAGCGTCCTCTGGCAGAAAGCGGGGTCGGGCCGCTGGCTGCTCCAGACGGTGGGCGACCCCGCCGGCAGCCCGCTGATCCTCTACGACTACGGGGCGACCGGGGCGGGCTTCACGGAGCGGGCGCGGTGGGCGCACACCGGGACGCTCAGCCTGAACCCGGACGCGGGCCAGCCCGCGGTCGCGGTGACGCCCCTCGGGCTGACCCTGGGCCCGGGGGGGACGGCGGGCTCCAGCCGGGTGGCCGTCGGGGCCAGCGTGCCCCTGGAGCTGTACGGCTGGCAGGTGCTCCCCGGCGGGACGGACGCGGCCATCCCGCTGGGGGAGCCGGCCCACCGCTGGAACGCCGTCTACGCCAGCAACGGCACCATCCAGACCTCCGCGGCCGAGGCGAAGCAGGCCATCACCCCCCTCGACCCGGCAACGGCCCTGGCGGCCGTCCTGGCGACCGACCCGGTGGTGTTCGAGTACACGCCGCCCGAGCGCGCCGCCGAGTGGTACGAGCTGCCGGACGACCCGGAGCAGGCGGAGGCGGTGCTCCACCAGCGCCTGACCAGCGCCCCGCTGGAGGCCGCGGCGCGGCACCAGGCCGGGTTCGTCTTGTCCTCCCCCGACTACGCCACCGACCCCCTCTTCGAGACGGGGGCGGGGCAGAGCAACGCCGCCAACAGCGTGGGGGTGCTCATCGGCGCCATCCACGCCCTCGAGCGCCGCCTCGCCGCGCTGGAAGGAGCCTAGACCATGGCCGCATCGTCCCCGCCCCAGGTCGGCGTGCCGATCGACAAGGCCAGCATCAACGCGAAACTGGGGGCCGCGTCGTCCAGCCTGAAGAAATCCACGGTGCAGCTCGCCGACCTGAACGACTGGGCGGCGGCGTACACCGCCGAGCAGCTCAGCGACCTGTTCGGGTTCACGCCGGAGGAGGCGACGCTCATCAAGAGCGCCCTGGCCGAGGTGCCCCCGCTGGTCGACCTCGTCGACAACCTCGCCTTCCTGTCCCGCACGTGGGGGGCCTAGTGGAGCCCGCCCCCCGCCCGGGCGAACCGGAGAAGCTGCTGCTGCCGGCGGGGGCCGTCCAGTACCTGCTGGCGGTGGCCCTGCGCACCGAGCTGGGGGGCGCGTGGTGGGACGGCTTCCGCACCGCCCACGGGGCGCCGTCCTGGCTGACCCCCGGGCGCTTCCGGGTGGCCACGGACGACGCCCGCCTGCTGCCGCTGGGAGAGGACGCCTGACGCAATGCAGAGCGTGACCGTCGCCACCACCGTGCGGGTGGGCAACCACCTGCTGACCGCCGCCGAGCAGACCGCCGGCGCGCCCCAGCGCCTGCCCTTCGTGGACGCGGACGGCGCCCCCGTCGACCCCGACGCGGTGGCCCTGGCCCTGACCGCGGCCGACGGGACGACCCGCACCTTCGGCTACCCCGCCGCCGGGCCGGACGACGCCGGCGTGCTCGTCCGGCAGGAGGTGGGGCGCTTCTACACCGACTGGGCGCCGGCCACGCCGGAGGACGGGCTGTGGCGCTGGTACCTCGTGGGGGCCATGAGCCTGGGCGCGAGCCAGAGCGACCAGGACGTGTTCTACGTGCGGCGCGCGATCGCCCCGGGGCCGTGAGCGATGGGCGCGACCCGCCGGCCCTCCCCGGGCCCCCCGACCACGCCGGGCAGCCGTCCGCCCCCGACGGGCGGTGGTGTCCCTACTGCGGGGCCGACCTGGCCAACGTCCCGGAGCGCCAGGGCCACGAGGACGAGGCCCTCTTCGCCGCCACCGGGCGGCGGCTCAAGGTGGCCCTGGCCGTGGGCTTCGTGCTGGTGTGGCTGGCCGTGAGCCTGTACGACTGGCTCAGCGAGCCCTCGACGCTCGAGGTGCCCGGCTGGTTCAGCGCCCTGGGGGGGCTGATGCTCTTCTACCTGCTGGGGGTGGACCCCATCGGGCTGTGGCGGAGGCGGCGCTGATGAGCCACCCCGGCCCGCACGGCCACACGCCGCCGCCCCCCGGAGTGAAGCAGCCCGGCACCGGCGCGCCGACGCTGACGAACGGGTTCGTCAACGTGCAGGGGCGGCTGTTCGCCCCCCTGCAGGGCGTGAACCCGGCGGACGTCTTGCAGGGCGGGTACGGCTGGCTGGACGCCACCGACGGCGGCGCCACGCTGCACCCCGGGGCCGACCTGAATAGCGGCGGGTCGTGCAACGCCGACGAGGGGCTGCCGGTGGTGGCCCCGCTCGCCGGGGTGGTGCAGCAGCTGCTGTACTGGGACGGGCGGACGTCCGGCGAGGGCAACCACCTGTGGCTCGAGCTGGATGACCCGGTGGCCCCCGGCCCGACGTGGTGCCATTTCGATCACCTGCAGGCGTTCGCCGTGGGCCCGGGCCAGCGGGTCACCCCCGGCCAGCTGCTCGGGTACTGCGGCCGCTCGGGCGGCTGGGACTGCGCCCACCTGCACCTCGAGCTGCTGCCGGCGGCGCCGGCGCAGGGCTACTGGCAGTGGCCCTACGGCTGGTCGCAGGCGCAGGTGGAGGCGGCGTACTACTGGCCCCGGGCGTGGTGGGACGCGGCCGTGGCGAAGGTGGGGCAGGCGCCCCCGGAGATAGTCAGCATGATCCTGAGCGGGGCCCAGGCGGCGGCGGTGCAGGCGGTGGTCTGGGAGAGCTACTGGGAGCCGGCGGCGGCCGACTTCGCCATCCCCACCGCGTGGCGGGACGAGTGGCGCCGGGGCGTCTGGCGGGGCGCCCCGCTCTCCAGCGAGCAGCTGGTGCCGGAGGACGCGGCGGAGGGCAAGCCCGCGGGCTCCTGGCAGCTGTTCCAGTACGGCGCCGCCGTGTGGCTGCCGGGGCAGTCCGTGAGCTGGAACGGGTAGGGAGGGACGGACGTGATCACCACCGGGCCCCGGCTCATCTGCTTGCTCATCGCCGCGATCCTGTTCGCGGTGGCGGCGCTCTGGACGCCCCCGGCCCCGCCCCGCTTCAGCCTGACCAACGCCGGCCTATTCTTCTTCGTCGCCGGGTGGCTCTTCGCCGGGTGAGGCGCCCCACGGCCGACGACGGGTGGCTCCTCGCCGGCTACGTCGTCTGGTTCGCCCTCATCTACTCGATCTGGCAGGTCGTCGCGCACCTGCCCCGCGTGCGGTTTCGCTTTTATGCGTAATCAAAACCGCTGCCACGCCGCCGCGATGTGGGCGCAGGAGCGGGCGAAGGCCCGGTAGAGCATGTCCGGCCCCGCCGGCTCCCCGGCCGCCCGCGACGCCCAGCGGCGCCCGTCCCAGAACGTCCCCCGGCGGGCGGCGACGAGGTGGCTGTTCCCGTCGACGGAGACGACGCCCGACCCGAGGTGGGCATAGAGCCAGAGCTGGCGGCTGGGAGAACCGCCCAGGAGGTGGACGCGCCGGCCCCGGTACTCCCAGAACGGCGCCTGCGTGGCCCCGAACCGGGTCGGGACGGAGAGCCCCAGCACGTACTCCGGCGGCACCGCCTCGGCCAAGCCCGACGCCTTCGGCACCACGATTATCTCCTCGATGCCCTCGGCGCGCAGGATGCGGGCCTGCCCGAGCACCCGCTCCAGTTCATCGGGCGTCTCGGCGTCCCCGGCGACGGCGAAGCGGGGGCGCCACCGCCGGCACCGCTCCAGGTGCGCCGGGAAGTCCGGCCGGCGCCAGTCCAGGTCGAGGAAGGCCGGGGGGTAGTACGGGGCCTGCGTCCCCCGCACGCCGTAGAGGAACCCGGCCTCCACCGCGATCCGCGCCAGCCGCGGGTTGCCGTCCATAACGAACACTAGGGAGACCATTGCCACACGTTCAGGGGGCGCCGCTTGCCGGGCTGGATAGCCACCAGGATGCCCCCACAGCGGGCGTAGAAGCCGTTCGCGGGTAGATCCCAGGGGCAGCGCAGCCGCAGCGGTCGGGGCACCGCAGCGAGCAATTCCCGGCCGGTGCCGGGCGCCTCGCTCACCAGCTCGTACACCGTCTGCCAGCCGTCCCGCCGGGCGTGCCAGCGGCAGAACCCGGACGCGCCCACGCCCACCAGCAGCTCGCCCCGCCCGATCGCCTCGGCCAGCGCCGGACGGAGCACGAAGCCGACCTCGCGCCGGTGCCGGTCGGCCATGCGCTTGACCCAGTCGAGGTCGCTGCGGGTGGCGGGCCGCACGGTACAGCGTTTCATGCGGGTTACTGCGAGTTATCGCTCGTCGGCACCGGGTAGTCCCACGGGCACGCCTCGCACTCGATGCAGCGGGTGACCAACTCGTCGTTTGGCCCTTCGAAGGAGCCGTACCACTGGTCGTCGGCCCCGCAGCGGGGGCACGGGTGGGGGTACCCCTCTCCCCCGCGGTCGATGCCGACGGCGGGCGGCGGGAGCGGGGGCAACGGCGGCGGCGGCCCGGCTCCCGGTTGCCGCCGCCCGTGCGCCACCGACCGGCTGCCTTTCGCGTCCTTCTTCCGACTCATGTCCTGTGCCCTCCGAGTCGAGTCAACGCGCGTGATGGTCGCCGGAAGTCCACGCACTCTACGTGCGGTCACTTCGCATGACGTTGCTGGTCGCGCCGGATCAGCGAGCGCATCACGAGCAGCGCACCGGTCGCGGCCGCCACGGCGAGCGGCCACCACCCCAGCACCCCGGCGACCACGACCACCGGCGCCGCCAGGAGCCAGGGTGCCGGATAGAACACCCACGCGCGGCCACTTCGGGGCGGCCGCTGTCGCTCCTGGCCCATCTGGAACCCCATTTCTTGTGTTTTAAGTGCCGTTAAAGCTCATGCGAGCGCCCCCGTCCGCAGGGACGCCGTCAGCAGGCCGAGGAGGAAGCCGAGCACGACCAGCGCCAGGGAGTAGCCCAGGAGCCGGACGAGCGAGAAGGTATACATGCCGATCTGGAGCCCCGCCTATCGCTCGTACTGCGGGCCGAGCCGGGAGAGCAGTGTCGTCGCTTGGTCGAGCGCCGCTTTCGTGTCCGCATAGTCGCCGGTGTGCATCCCGTCGGCCATCCGGCGCAGCGCGGCGTACAGCTCCCGCGCCTCCCCCTGGACGCGCTCGAACTCCGACTCGGCCGCGTCGATCTCCGTACTGAGCGCCGCGATCCGATCCAGCAGTGCCTGCTTCGCAGCGGGCGAGATGGACATCTCCGCCTCCTCCCGCCGCTGCCGGTTGATGCGATCCTGCGCCTTCCGCAGCTCCACCGTCTCAAGCGTCTGCCGTGCCGCCCGGTCGAGCGCCGCCGCCGTCTTGCTGTCCATCTGGAACCCCGTTTCTTGCGTGCTGATTGCCGTACCCGGCCAAGGCATAGGCGCGCTCCTCGCTCGCCCCTTGGTATGCCCACGTCTGGCGCTTGGTGTTCCATACCCGCCAGGGGAAGCCGCCGGGCTCCCCCGGACGCACCACGTAGGTCGGCTCGGCCGCTCCCGCGTCCTCCGGGAGCAACCAGCCCTGCTCGACCGCTTCGGCCGCCGTCTGCTCCAGCGTGGCCCACGGCGTGACGGAGGCCCAGCGGAGCAGCCGGAACAGGCCCGCCTCAGTGACGCGGTACGTCTTCACCGTTCCACCGCTTCCGGCAGCCGGAAACCGCTCCGAAACTCGGTGGCGTGGCATCGCCGCTTGCCGTCCTCCGGCCGCAGATACCACCCGCCCGGCATCCAGTCGCTCAGGGTGTGCCCGAGCCCGGCCGGCTCGTAGGTGATGTAGTGCGTCGGGGCGCGTCCGCCGCGGGCGCCGGCGGGCTTCCACACGTCCACCACCCGCACCGACCGCCCCGCGCACTCGTACTCCTGGCCGACCTCAATCGGCATCGCCCCGCTCATCTTGTGCTCCTGGTTAGCTGGCGTGATGGGGCAGCGGCTCGTAGATCGTCTGCCAGCCGGGGTCGCTGCCCCACAGCGGCGCCGGACGGACGGGGGTATGCCGGTCACACTGATAGGCGTGGTAGCCGGCCGGCGTGATGCGCTTGCTCCGGTGGGTGGCCGATGCCCCGCAGGAGAAACAGCGCGGATCGGCGGCGTTCTTGGCATCGATCTGATCTGGGGTCATCTGGAACCTCGAATTATGATGCGCACGGTAAGGCGGAGTATGTTCGCTGCCTACTTCGCGCTGGAGCGCGCCTCGAGCCGGCGCTTCAGCTCCTGCGACTTCGCAACGAGGGCCGCCAGCGGGGCCCGCTCCGGGGGCACGGCGTCCACCTCGCCCATGCCCAGCCCGGCGGCCGTCGCCTCCTCCACCCGCTTCGCGTAGATCGCCAGCACCTCGGCGCGGGAGTAGGGCTTGCCGGCGATGAGGATGTGCTCGGCGGCCCCCGGCGCGGGCGCCGGCTGGCCCCAGGACGGCGCAGGCGGGGCCTTCGGCGCCGCGGCGGGGGTGCGCTCGTCGGCGGGCGGTTCCGCCCCGCCCTGGCCCAATTCCTCGAGCGCGGTGAGCCCGACCCCGAGGAGGTGGCGCAGGGAACGCGCCACGGCCCGCGTCTCCGCCATGCGCAGGCAGTGGATGGCCACCATCCGCCCCACGTTCGCCGGGCTGGCGTCCCCGATGCCCGTGGCGGTGCGCAGGACGTGCCCCGTCTCCGGGTCGAAGACGGTCACCTTCGCGGTGACCACCGCCGTCTGCGCGTTCTCCGCCGTGGGCAGCTGCACGATCTCCGTGGCCAGGTCGTAGAACCCGCGGGAGAGCTGCACCAGGCCGTGCAGGAGCCCGTCGCTCAAGACGTACTCCCGCCCCTGCTGCGTGATGACGTACTCCCGGGGGATCGCCAGCTCCCCGAAGGCGAAGTCCTCCTCAGCGGCCATCCTTGGTTCCTCCCCGGCGCACGATACCGCCGCAGCGCACCAGCTCCCGCGCCAACTCCTCAATGGAGACCTCTTTGCCCTCGACGCGGCAGGTGAGGACGACCTCCCGGCGGGGCTGCGGCTTCGTGTTCTTCACCCTCCTATTGTACCAGGAAAGTGGTGTCACTGTGCCACTAATAGTGGTAGACTGGAACCGACGTGCTACCGCAGCGGTTGTAGACTGCGGGCATGCCGAAAGGAACGAACGTGGCGATCACCGTCCGCCTCCCCGCCGACGTCCACCGCGACCTGGCCGAGCTCGCCCGCGAGCAGCGCCGCAGCCTCAACACCGCCATCATCGTGGCCGCCGAGCGGTACATCCGGCAGATGCGTGCGCGGCAGCCGAAGGAGGCGCCGGATGGCCGCTGAGCCCGGCCCCGGCCGGCGCGGGGACGCCTACCTGCGCAAGTCCCCCGGCTCCAGCGCCAGCAAGACGGAGATCAGCCTGGAGCGCCAGCTGGACGACATCAAGGCCCGCATGGAGGCGGACGGCGTCACGCTCGGGATGATCCACGAGGACGTCCACCCCCGCTGGGAGCTCTGGGAGCGCCCGGCCCTCTCGGCCCTGCGCGAGCGGATCAAGGACGGGCTGGTGGACGTGGTGTACGCCTGGGACACGTCTCGTCTGGCGACGGGCATCGAGCACCAGGCGATCCTGCTCGAGGAGGGCGACCGCTTCGGCTGCAGCTACCGCTTCGTGACCGAGCAGGTCGACCGCACCACGCCGCTGGGCAAGGCGGTGTGGTTGATGACGAGCACCTTCAACGAGATCGAGCGCGAGCGCATCCGCGACCGCACCCAAGGAGGCAAGCGCAAGCACCTCGAGCGGGGCAAGATGCTCTTCTACGCCAAACCCAACTACGGCTACCGCTGGGCGAACGCCGCCCACACCTGCTGGGTGGTCGACGCGGACGAGGCGGACGTCGTGCGCGCCGTCTTCCGGGACGTCGTCGGCGGCGCCACCCTGAGCGACGTGGCCCTGCGCCTGACCGGCGCCGGTGTCCCCCCGCCGGGGCGGGCGCAGACCTGGCAGACCTCCACGCTCGCCGAGTGGCTGCACAACCCGGCCTACAAAGGCGCCCCGGCCGTCTACCGCACGGAGCGCGTCCGGCGGGACGGGCGGTGGATCCGGCTGCGCCGTGACCCGGAGCACTGGCTGGCGCTCAACCCGAACAGCGTCCCCGCCCTGGTCGATCCGGAGGACTGGGCGCTGGCCCAACTGGCGCTGACCCGCCACCGCACCCAGGCGCCGCGGGGGATGGCGCCCGACCGGCAGACGGAGTTCCTGCTGCGGGGCGGGCTGGCGACGTGCGCCCACTGTGGGCGCCCCCTGCACGCCCTCACCGTGCCCCGGAAGCGCGACTACGCTCCCGAGAAGGTCATCTACCGCACCTACGCCTGCGCCAGCGTCTCCCGGAAGCGGGCGCAGAAGGTCGCCGGCGCGGACGACGGCTTCCCCGCTTGCCCCAGCCCGGTGCGCGTCCGCGCGGAGGCCCTCGACCTGGCGGTGTGGCGCGGCGTGCTCGAGCACCTGCAGAGCCCCCCGCCGGCGGACGGCGGGGCGGCCGAGGCGGCCCGCGCCCAGCGGGAACACGCCGACGCCGCGAGGGCCGTCCGGGCGGCCGAGCGCGTGATGGCCAACACCGCCACCGAGCTCGTGCTGGCCGAGACCGACGAGGAGCGCGAGACGCTGCGGGGCCTCCAGCGGACCCAGGCGGCCGTGCTGCGCGCGGCGCGGGGCCGGCACGAGAAGGCGGTCCGCGACCTCGCCGCCGTGGCGCAGGCGCGGGAGCAGGCGCTGGCGCTGTTCGTGGCCTTCACCGAGCGGGGGCGCGACCTGGAGGGGCTGATCCCGGGCCGGGTCGGCCTCGTGCAGTACCAGACGATGCGCGCCATCCTGGGCACGAGCGGGGTGGGCGTGGTGGTGTGGCACAAGGACGCGCCCGCCGGGCCGCACGACCGGGGGGCGGGGCGGTACGCGGTGCGCCCCTACGAGGCCGTGCCGTGGCCGACAGTCTCCGGGAGCAGTTGTGGTCCCGGAAGCAGTACGCCACACTACCCCGACCCGGACCGCCTCGCCCGCCTGGTGCGCGCCCTCGCCGGTTAGCCCACCGTCTT